ACCGGATGGCCGCCCGCAACCACGCCCCGACTCGCGCGTGTCTTACACATCGTACACGTGGCATTTTATGAGGGTTTCTCACGATGTATTTTGGTACGACGGTATTTTATTAGTAAAGTTCGCCATTTTACGTATTTATGTACGATGTGGGACCCCTTGGAGAATGAATTCCCGGATACCGTTCATGGATTCCGGTGTATGCTCGCCGTCAAATATCTTCTTCTGGTGGAGTCTAAGTATGAGCCGGATACTCTAGGTCGTGATCTCATACGTGATCTTATACGTTGTTTGCGTGCATCGAGTTATAATGAAGCGTCCTGGAGATATAGTAATTTCCACACCCGCTTCCAAAGTTCGGCGTCGTCTGAATTTCGACAGCCCATACTCCGCCCGTGTACCTGTCAGCACTGTCCGTACTTCCAGAAGACGAATATGGGCCTCGCGTCCTATGTACAGAAAGCCCAAGATATACCGGATTTACAGAAGCCCGGATGTTCCAAAGGGCTGTGAAGGTCCGTGTAAAGTTCAATCTTATGAGGCCCGTCATGATGTAAAGCATACTGGTACTGTATTATGTTGCTCCGACGTTACACGTGGTAGTGGTTTGACTCACCGCGTTGGTAAGAGGTTTACTATCAAGTCTATTTACATATTGGGTAAGATCTGGATGGATGAGAATATCAAGAAGAAGAATCACACTAATATTGTCATGTTTTATCTTGTTCGGGATCGTCGGCCGTCTGATAAACCTTATGAATTTGGTTCTGTGTTTAACATGTTTGACAATGAGCCGGCTACTGCGACAGTGAAGATGGATCATCGGGATAGGTTTCAGGTTTTGCATAAGTTTTATGGTTGGGTTACCGGTGGTGAATACGCGTCTAAAGAGCAGGCGATGATTAGGAGGTTTTATAAGATATATCATCCTGTGGTGTACAACAATCAAGAGGGTGCTGAATACAAGAATCATCAGGAGAACGCTTTGTTATTGTATATGGCTTGTACTCATGCTTCTAATCCTGTGTACGCGACTCTTAAATGTCGCATATATTTTTATGACAGTGTGTCGAATTAATAAATTTTGAATTTTATATCATGATCTTCTTGCACTTCAATTGTGCCTTGCATTACATTGTACAATACATGATCAGCAGATCTAATACAAATATTTAAGCTAATAGCCCCTAATTGGTTTACATATTTCATGAACTGATATCTAAATACTCTTAAGAAATGCGATGTCTGAGGTTGTAAACGAGTGAAGATCTTGAAGGTCAGAAAACACTTCAGAATCCCCAACGCCTTCTTGAGGTTGTGGTTGAATCTGACTTGGACCACAATTATGTCGTGTCCCGTCTGGAATGGTCTGCTGTGGTGGTATAGAATTTTGAAATATAGGGGATTCGGCACGTCGGAGGTATAGACGCCACTCATTGACTGAGCTGCAGTGATATTCTCCCCTGTGCGAGAATCCATGGTTGTGGCAGTCAATGCTCAGAAAATAGCTGCAACCGCACCGGAGATCTATCCTCTTCCGCCTGATTGTTGTACGCTTGGTCTGCTTGGCTATCTTGTGTTGTACCTTGATTGGTACCTGCTGAATTGGAGTATAGGGGACTCTCGAGGGTGAAGAACTTGGCATTCTTTTCAGCCCAGGCCTTTAGCTGCTCATTCTTATCCTCATTCAGATATGATTTATAAGAAGAATTATGACCTGGATTGCATAAGAAGATAGTGGGAATGCCACCTTTAATTTGAATTGGTTTCCCGTACTTTGTGTTGCTTTGCCAATCACGTTGGGCCCCCATCAACTCTTTAAAATGCTTTAGGTAGTGGGGGTCAACATCATCAATAATGTTGTACCATGCTGAATTTGAAAATACCTTTGGGGATAGATCGAGGTGCCCACATAGATAATTATGGGGACCCAATCCCCGCGCCCAAATAGTTTTGCCGGTACGACTATCCCCCTCTATTACGATTGAGATTGGTCTCCACGGCCGCGCAGCGGAATCCTTAACATTTTCGTCAACCCAATTCCTTATTTCTTCAGGCACATTGTTGAATGTTGCATTAGCATATGGACTTACATATGGAACAGGTGGCAACTGGAAGATTTTCTCGAGATTTGCTTTCAGATTGTGGTATTGGAATATGTAATCCTTCGGCAGTTTTTCTCGAATTATTGCGAGTGCTGCTTCTGCCGAGTTAGCATTTAATGCATCAGCACATGCATCATTTGCATTTTGACAACCTCCTCTTGCACTTCTACCATCTACTTGGAATTCTCCCCATTTGAGTGTGTCTCCGTCCTTCTCAATGTATGATTTGACATCTGAGCTTGATTTAACTCCCTGAATGTTCGGATGGTAATGTGTTCCCCTGGTTGTGGCTTGAAGATCGAAGAATCGGTTATTCGTGCATGTGAATTTACCTTCGAATTGAATGAGAATGTGGAGATGAGGTTGCCCATCTTCGTGAAGCTCTCTGGCAATTTCTATGAATTTTTTATTCGTGTGTGTTTCAATTGCACGAATTTGAGTGAGGGCTTCTTCTTTAGAGAGGGAACATTTGGGATATGTGAGGAAGTAATTTTTGGCTTGAATTTTGAAGCGACGTGGAGGAGCCATTTATAGAGAGAGAATGTCTCCAATTGCTTTTCAGCTGAAGTCTCTATTGTATTGGAGACAATATATAGTGTCTCCAAATGGCATTATTGTAATTTGTAAAAGTAAGACGCTCCTTCATATCCCATCGTCCACGTGGGATCTTTTGCGGCCATCCGTTTAATATT